TTATATGAAACAGTGGGCAGCTATTCCACGTGAAACATATAGTGAGTATTGGAATGATTATAAGAATGCAAGTGTTCTTAGAAGTAAGAATTTGAACACTTTGTTAGATTTATTACATAGAGCAAAAGGTGATGCTGATGTAATAGAACATATTATAAATGGAGAAGGTGCAGAATAACTACACATCTATACCTACATACAATAATGGTGTATGGACAACCACAGACTTTTCTACAAGAGAAGAGTTTAGGGATTTTCTTGTCCCATTATTTAAAGAACCTGGTCAATACGAGTTTGATGAGACTAGTCTTATATTCAATGTAGAAGGACGTAAGTTTCAAAAACAAGGATACTACTGTGATGCCCCAGTAAAAACTAAAGATTTTATAGCATACTGGGATGATCAAAAACATAAATGTCGTGTAGGAATTTTAGTTATATCAGGAGATAAGACATGGTATCTCACTAGAGATTATTACATGTGGCTTAACTTCCTACCTATTTATGATAAGGAAGAGAAAAGATTTGACTTTGCTAAGGTGAGAGATGCTCAATATCACATGGCTCTATATGAGATATTAGCAGAACTGCATTATAAACATGTGGTTATTCTAAAGAAACGTCAGATAGCATCCTCATATTTTCATATGGGAAAGCTGATTAACCAGTATTGGTTTGAGCAAGGTGCTGTGTTAAAGATAGGAGCTAGTCTAAAAGATTACATCAATGAGAAAGGATCCTGGAAGTTTCTTAATGAATATAAGAACTTCTTAAATGAACACACTGCTTGGTATAGACCATCAGAACCGGATAAAGTGGGAGCTTGGCAACAGCAGATTAAAGTGAGAATTAATAATCGTGATACATATAGAGGATTAAAATCTACAATTAACTCCTATTCTTTTGAAAAAGATCCAACTAATGGTGTCGGTGGTCCTGTAACTTACTTCTTTCATGAAGAGGGTGGTATTGCTCCTAAGATGGATGATACATATGGCTTCATGAAACCAGCCCTTAAATCAGGTCATATTATCACAGGACAGTTTATAGCTGCCGGATCTGTGGGTGATCTTGATCAGTGTGAACCTCTTAAGAATTATATATTACATCCGGAAGAAAATGGTTTCTATGGTGTACATTCTAATCTTATAGATAAGGACGGCACTGTTGGAATCACTGGATTGTTTATACCTGAGCAGTGGAGCATGCCTCCATATATAGACTCTTATGGTAACTCTAAAGTGGAAGAAGCATTGGCAGCTCTTGATATAGAGTTTGAGAAAATGAAAAAGGATCTTGATCCTGCTGCCTATCAGCTTACAATATCTCAGCAACCAAGATCTATAGAAGAAGCCTTTGCTACAAGGAAGGCTTCTGTTTTCCCTACTCACTTGGTTTCCAAGCAGTTACAAAGGATATCTGATAAAGAATATTCAGTAGAATATGTAGATCTTTCTAGAAATGAAGAGGGTAAGATAGTGGCTAAAGCATCTAATAAACTTCCTATAATGGAATTTCCCATATCTAAGAAGACAGAAGATAAGGAAGGAGTGATATGTATATATGAAAGACCATGTAAAGATCCTGTGTTTGGTAACTACTATGCATCTATAGATCCTGTATCAGAAGGTAAAACAACTACATCAGATTCATTATGTTCTATATATGTTTACAAAAGTCCGGTGGAAGTGATTGTAGATGAAGGGGATGGGCAAGTGAAAAACACTATAGAAAGAGATGGGATAGTAGCTAGTTGGTGTGGAAGATTTGATGATCTTAAGAAAACTCATGAACGTTTAGAACTTATTATAGAATGGTATAATGCGTGGACTATAGTGGAGAATAACGTAGCTTTGTTTATACAATACATGATTTCAAGAAAGAGACAAAGATATCTTGTACCAAAAGATATGATATTATTCTTAAAGGATATAGGTGCTAATAGAAATGTATTCCAAGAGTATGGATGGAAGAACGTGGGTACACTATTTAAAGGAACCATTCTATCATATGGTATTGAGTTTTTACAAGAAGAGCTTGATCATGAAACTCTACCAGATGGAACAATAGTGAAGACAATATATGGGGTGGAAAGAATACCAGATCCTATGCTACTTAGAGAAATGGCAGCTTATAGAGATGGACTTAACGTGGATAGAATTGTAGCATTCTGTGCATTAGTAGCTTTTGCTAAAGTGCAGCAATCTAATAGGGGCTTGGCTAAACGTATAGAAGTTAGTAAAACGAATTTGGACACGTCCCAAAAATTTAGTAAATTAAATTGGAGTCCATTCAGACACATGGGTGGTTCTAGCAGTAGTAAAATGAACATGGCTCCTAGTAGGAATGCCTTTAAAAATATAAGATAAGATGACAAACAATCAAACTATATCTGATACAAATGTAGGTAGTTTTATAATTACTAATGCAACAGCAGCTGTTGGTATTACATATATTGTTATAGAAAATTCTATTTTAACAACCTAATCATGCAAATATATAACGCACTAGACCTCAAAAATGGTAAAAAAGCTGAGTATAATAAGATGGGTACTCTCACCCAGCCTATTCAGTTTTTATCAGAGAAAGAAAAAGATGATGAATGGAGAGCTTGGAACCTTGACTGGTTAGAGTGGCAGGGTATGCGTCAGCTTAGACGTAATGCTAGACGTTTAAGTAAAAACTATAAACTATCTAGAGGTATTATAGATAAGCAAGATTATATTGTAGAAGAAGATAATGAGATGGCTGATCTTATAGATGTACTCACTCAAGAAGATGTATCAGCATTTGAACTTAAGTTCTATCCTATTATTCCTAATGTAATTAATGTATTAGCTAATGAGTTTTCTAAACGTAGTTCTAGAATAATGTTTAGAGCTACAGATGACACTTCATATAATGAGATGTTAGAACAGAAACGTCAAATGTTAGAGGATGTGTTATTGCAACAAGCTCAGGATAAGCTATTAATGAAGATGATGCAACAGGGAATGGATATGGAAGGAGAAGAAGCTCAAAAAGCAATGGCACCTGAAACACTTAAAACACTTCCTGAAATAGAATCATTTTTTAGAAAAGACTATAGATCTGTAATTGAAGAATGGGCATCTCATCAAATGAAAGTAGATGAAGAAAGATTTAGAATGCAAGAACTTGAGGAAAGAGCATTTAGAGATATGCTTATTACAGATAGGGAATTCTGGCATTTTCAAATGAATGAAGATGATTATGAAATAGAATTATGGAATCCTCTACTTACATTCTATCATAAATCTCCTGATGTACGTTATGTATCAGATGGTAACTGGATAGGAAAGACGGATATGATGTCAGTGTCAGATGTTATTGATAAGTATGGTTGGATGATGACACAAGAGCAATTAGAAGCTTTAGAAGTTATTTATCCTGTAAGATCAGCTGGATATGCTGTACAGGGATATCAAAATGATGGTACATACTATGACCCAACAAGATCTCATGAATGGAATACTCAAATGCCGTCATTGGCTTATAGACAGTTTACTTCTTTGTACGACAGTAAGCTTGGAACTGGTGATATTGTACAATGGATCCTATCTGATTCAGAAGATCTTCAAGATTTTGGAAAAAGCTATATGCTTCGTGTATCAACAATCTATTGGAAGAGTCAAAGGAAAGTGGGCCACCTTACTAAAATTACTGAAGATGGGGAAACCATCCAAGACATCATAAATGCTGATTATAAAATAGTAGATAAACCTCAGTATGACACTTCAGTTTATAAGCAAAAAACTAAAGATAATTTAATTTTTGGTGAGCATATAGACTGGATATGGATTAATGAAACATGGGGTGGAATTAAGATTGGTCCTAACCGTCCTACATTCTGGGGTATGAATAATCCTGGAGGTATAAATCCTATATATTTAGGAATGCATGGAGGAAAACCGGGACGTCTACCTTTCCAATTTAAAGGAGATGCTACACTTTATGGATGTAAACTTCCTGTAGAAGGAGCAGTATTTGGTGATAGAAATACAAGATCGGTGAGTCTTGTTGATCTTATGAAACCATATCAAATTGGTTATAACATTGTAAATAATCAGATAGCAGATATATTAGTGGATGAACTTGGTACTGTTATTATGCTTGACCAGAATGCTTTACCTCGTCACTCATTGGGAGAAGACTGGGGTAAAAATAATTTGGCTAAAGCATATGTTGCTATGAAGAACTTCCAGATGTTACCATTGGATACATCCATCACTAATACAGAGAATGCTCTTAACTTCCAACACTATCAAGTGTTAAATCTAGAACAAACTAACCGTTTGCTTTCTAGGATACAGTTGGGAACTTATTTTAAGAATCAAGCATTTGAGGTGATAGGACTTAACCCTCAACGTATGGGTGCACAGATAGCTCAACAACAAACAGCTACAGCTGTAGAGCAAGCTATGAATGCTTCCTATGCACAGACAGAACAATACTTTATACAGCATAGTGATAATTTGATGCCTAGAGTACATCAGATGAGAACTGACTTAGCTCAGTATTATCATTCTAAAAAACCTAGTGTAAGACTTAGTTATATAACATCTGCTGATGAGAAAATGAATTTTCAAATAAATGGTGTGGATCTTTTAATGAGAGATCTTAATATATTCTGCACCACTAAGACTAACTCACGTGCTGTTATGGAACAACTTAAACAGTTGGCTCTTAACAATAATACCACTGGTGCTAGTATATATGATCTTGGAAATGTTATTAAAGCTGAAAGTATAGCAGAATTAACAGGTGTTCTTAAAGCAGCTGAAGAGAAAGTTAAAGCTCAAAAAGATGCTGAAATGCAACAACAACAGCAAATGCAAGAACAACAACTTAAAGCTCAACAGGAACAATTACAAATGGCTCAACAGTTTAAAGCTGATGAAGCTCAGAAAGATAGAGAAGCTAGAGTTACAGAAGCTCAAATTAGAGCAGCTGGTATGGGTGCATCATCTGATATTAATAAAAATCAACAATCTGATTATCTTGATGCAATGGCTGATATTAGAAAAGATCAACAATATCAGGATAGTATGAATTTTAAAAGAGAACAACAGGTTCATAAAAATTCAAATGAACAACAGAAGATGAGTATAGAACGTGAAAAGTTACAAACACAACAACAGATAGCTGATAAACAACTTCAGATTGCTAGGGAAAATAAGAATAAATATGATGTTAAATCATCTAAAGATAAAAAATAAAAATAATTATAGCCCTATAATCCATAGCTTAGATAAAAGAATATAAATTTTTAGAGTTTAAGTTGTATATTATAAATGTAGAACTAATAAATAAAAACCAACACATATGACTGATAATCAAAACGTACAGACATCTGTACAAGAAGTAGATCTTGATATTGATAGCTGGTTAGGTGCTCCGGGAGCAGAGAGTATAGTTACACCAAGTAGCACTCCTACAAAGGAAGAATCTAAACCAAACTTTTTTTCTCCTTCTAATAAAAGTGATCTTGCTTTTTTAGATGAGCCAAAAGCTACAGATGAAGAAAAAGAAGTAACACGTGAAACAATAGAAGTTCTTACAGATCTTGATAAAGATTTGTTAGCTGATGAAAATGGAGAAGATCCATTAAAAAAATCACCAGGAAGACCTAGAACAGAAAAGTCTGGACTGGTAGAGTTCTTAAAGAAAAGAATAGAGTCAAATGAAATGTTTGCATTTGATGACTACGATGAAAAGAAACAATCTCTTGATGACTACTTAAGTGGATTAGGAGAAAAAGATATAGAGGAGCTTTGGCAAGCTAATGTTAATAACTTAAAACAAGAAGTAGCTAACCAAACTCCAGCACAGTTCCTTGATAGTTTACCAGAAGAGTTAAAGTATGCAGCTAAGTATGCAATGGATGGTGGTCAAGATATGAAAGGTCTTTTCCAAGCTTTAGCAGCTGTAGAACAAGTGAGAGAGCTTGATCCTACAGATGATCATGACCAAGAACATATTGTAAGATCTTATTTACAAGCTACCAATTTTGGAGATGCTGATGAGATAGAAGAAGAAGTTACAACATGGAAAGATCTTGGTGTACTTGAAAGAAAAGCTAAACAATTCAAACCTAAGTTGGATGCAATGCAGGAAGAAATTGTTCAATACCATGTAGCTGAACAAGAGCAGAAAAAAATTCAACAAGAACAAGCTGCTCAAGCATACACTCAAAATGTGTTTGAAGCTTTAAGACCAGCAGAAATTAATGGATTGAAGTTGGATAAAAAAACACAAGCTCAGTTATACACTGGACTTGTTCAACCACAATATCCTTCTATATCAGGTAGACCAACTAATCAGTTGGGTCATTTATTAGAGAAGTATCAGTTTGTAGAGCCTAACTATCCTTTAATAGCTGAAGCTCTTTGGTTGCTTTCTGATCCTGAAGGATATAGAAACACTTTAGCAAAACAAGGTAAAAATCAAGCTGTTGAACAAACTGTAAGACAGTTAAAGACAGAACAAAGTAGAAAGAATGTTTCTACATATCAAGAAGAAGAAGAAACTAAGTCTAAGAGAGTATCTAGACCACAAAATATTTTTAAACGATAATATTTATTATTAACCCTTAAATTTCAAAAGCCCTATGGCAACTCCAGTTTTAAACAATGGGATATTCCTACGTGATAATCAGTATCACACTAGCTCCCATGTTGACTCTTACCATTTATCAAACTTATTAAAATCTGCAGAACCAACTGACTTAGGTCCAGTTGATTTGTGGGCAATGGCTCAAAAGGTAGAAATGCCTTTGTACCAAATGTCAAGTTTTGGTGGTAAAAACGTCATCATGGTAGATAATGCACGTGGTGAATACAAATGGCAAATTCCCGTGGCCCAAGATCTTCCTTATATAGTAGAAGATATTGAATCAGGTAACTCAACAAAAGGTATTGATGGTACAACCTTCAAAATCAAGTTGAACAAACGTACATTTGGACATGGTGATATCATCACTTATGACAAGTACAATGGTGTGGAAATGTACATCACTGCAGATGATATCATCCCTACAGGAGATAGCTTCATCTACACTGTACAATTAGTAAACAATGACAATAACAAATACTTAGATAATAAGTATTTAACTATTGGTACTAAGATCTTCCGTAAAGGTTCTGCACGTGGAGAATACGGAGAGAGATTCTCTGATCTTGGTTCAGTGTCTGCTGGTTTCCGTGAATTCTACAACTACGTAGGTGGTGCTGAAGCTCACGTACATTATTCAATTTCTAGTCGTGCTGACTTGATGTTGAAAGGTGGTATGAAAGCTGATGGTACAGTTCCAGTAGTAGAATTATGGAGAAACTTTGATAAGAGTATTGATCCTTCTATCACTAGCTTAGAGCAAATGGGTAAGGACAAAATCAAAGCTGCTTATCAATCAGGTCAATTAACTCGTTCATTCTTAACTACATTAGAAGCTGCTCATTTGACTAAAATAGCAAATGATATTGAGACTTACTTAATGTGGGGTCAAGGTGGTAAGGTTAAACAAGATGGTCCAGATGATATTCGTTTATCAGTGGGTCTTTGGAAGCAATTAGATAACTCTTACAAGAGAATCTATAACAAAGCTTCTTTCAACTTAGACTTGTTTAAATCTGAAATCTTCAACTTCTTCAATGGTAAGGTTGAATTCCAAGGTCCTGATCCTAAGCGTAAGCTTGTTGTACAAACAGGTATGGGTGGTATGAAAATGGTAAATGAAGCAATTAAGAAAGAAGCAGTTAATTCTGGTTTGATCATTAATGCTCATGAGATTGGAGCTATCACTGGTAAAGGAATGGACTTAAACTTTGGTTATGCATACACTCAATACATTATTCCATTCTTGGCTAATGTTCAGTTTGTGTTAAACCCAGCTTTTGATAA